CAGTTGCACTTCGTCAAAGCCCCAGTTAACAATGACTTGATCAACGTCTCCGTTGTTCTCAAGCACCTTGCTCTTAGGAATGATTGAAGTGATTTGATTTGCTTTGCGTGTATTAAACACCAATGCTTTGTTGTCAATGATTTGCATAATAAATTGAATAGAGGTGACAAAAATAGCCCAGTAGCACTGCTACTGGGCAAACCCATTACTGGGGAGGAGAAAATCCAACGAAACAACTCAGCAACTGCAGGCACCGAGTGGTTTTATCTTACATTACTTTTTACGCTCTCGCTTAGAAATTTGTGACTTTAACGCACCAGATTTAGTGCGGGAGAAGCTAGTGTTTTCCGATTGCGGTGAGGCACGGAGGTTGCTTAACTTAGACGTACCGCCCTTGGACATAGCCTTCTTGTGGTCTACGTCTACATCGTCAGGTAGAGTGCCATTAGCCTTCTCGTATGCCCGTCTAGCCTTGTGCCTCTCGGACTGGGCAGCGAGTTGTTTTGGTGTGCCCTGATAGTTTTTATACTCAGCAGCATAATTGCGTTTAGTTGCCATTGTGATTCTCACATGTAGTAACTGGGCAGAACTTGCACAGGGCAGAGCTTTTAGGGTTCCATACCCCATGCACCACCGCTGCTTCGATTGCACTAGCCCTGCCAGCCCATTTAGACAGGATTTCAGGCAATTGTTTCCGAGTGTACTCAGACTTAATAATGTCGCCAACTACAACAAACAGCAGTGCCCCTTTAACGGTATGTACGTTGGGATGGTGAATCATTACCATAGCTGCCATTAGTTCTAATTGAGCGCTGTCTGCGTACCTACTTGACTTGCCGGTCTTATAGTCGGCTACCCTTGCAATTCCTTTGTCGTGGTTGATTGCAAGATAGTCGGGGATGCCTCGGAACCATACATCTTTGTCAAAGAACCCGCAGGGGGTAAAGTCTGCTCGGATGCCAAGCTTCTCTTCGCATCGTACGTCGCCTTTGAAATTGGCGAGGGGTTCCACAAATGATTTGTAGTTTGTATAACTTGCCGGAAGTGGTGTTTTATCACGGATGTAATCTTCAAATGCTTTGTGTACGGCAGTGCCGTACATGGTTGCTTCAGTGTCTTTAGATTTGAACTTTTTTAGTATCTTGACTTCGTGGTATCTGCGTGGACAACCTTCGTAGTCTTTGATGCCTGAGTATGAATGGGCTAGCGTCATGGAAAGAACTGGGTTTGTTTTTGCAAGCCCTAGTGTACCAATCAACAGTCCCCATAGGAAGCCCCTACGCCTGATTCGCAGGCTAGAGGTAAAGTTTGTGCCCACTTTGGACGCCATGACATACACTCCTCAACGTATTGTTTTGCTTCATCTTTTTCCTCAATTGGTGCAATACAAGCCACGGCATCGTGAACTGTCAACACCACCTTATACTTCTTGCCGATTTTGAGCATCTGCTCCGCAACGACCTGCCTTGCTACGGCTTGACACAGGTTCTCAACTACCTTCCCGCCATAGATATACACGGGTATTCCCTTAGAGAAATAGCGTAGCTGAGTCTTGCCAGTCTTCTCATCCAACACCTCACCCAAGCCGGGGTACTGGATATGTAGCCCACTAGGTAGGGTTAACCCTTTCTTGGGTATGGCGTGGATTAGCCCTTGCTCGTCTACTTGAAAGCCGTTGCCTGTACGCAACGCAATCAACGCTTCGTCGGCTTTGTGCCACAACTCGGGTATCTTGTAGTACGTTGTCCGGTATGCGTGGATGATGCGTTTTGCCTCGTCAAGCGTCACCTCGACACCGGCTTGTACCTTTAAGAATATCTGTAACTTGTTTGGTCCGACGCCATAGCCTGCACCAAGCACCACGGTCTTACCCACCTGACGCTGACTGGCAGGGCCAGTCGTCACATGCTCTGGCGGTATCTGGTAAATCTGGCTAGCCATCAGGCGGTACACATCCTTCTTATCCTCGAACGCCTCTATCAAGTCATGCTGACCCGCAAGCCAAGCTAAAGTTCTAGCTTCGATTTGTGCAGAGTCGCAGTCAATCACAACGTAACCCTTGGGCGCTTTGATAGCCTTCTTGATCTTGCCTGCGTTATCACCGCGTGATGGTAGGTTCTGCAGGTTTACAGAGTCTTGACCAGACCAACGACCAGAGTGTGCCCCGTAGTAACGTAGAGGTACAGGAAACTTGCCTCGGCTAGACATACCAATAAAGCGCTCAGTGCGAGTCTCCTCAATTGTCGTCTTGTTTCCAAGGCGGGCTGCGACAAGCATTTGGACTCGTTCATCGGGATGCTCCTCTAAGGATTTAAACTCTTCATCGGTTTTGGCAAATGCCCACGCTATTTTGCCAGTGCGCAGGCTTACCTTTGTGGGCGGTACAACGCCGTAGTTCTCTAACACTTTGGAAAACTTGTCGTTAGACATGAGTAGCTTCTTAATGCCTGCCATGCCCTCGCTAAAGATAGCGTGTACGTATTCGGGATCAGCGTCTTTTAGCATAAAGTCCCGCACAGATTCCATTAGCGTTTCTTTGGCGTCCCTTACGGCTTCCAAGTGGTCAACCAATAGCTTCTTGTCCAACTCAAGCACAGGCTCAATGAACATGCGTAGAGTCATGTCTATCAGTTTCAGTTCTTGTTTAGGGAAACCCATCGCCATGTACGCATTAAATAGCTTGTACGTTAGCTCTACGTCGTTGACGCAGTATTCAGCGTAACGTGCCATCTCCTCTACCGAAAAGTCAGCGTAGTGCTTGCCCTTGGCATGATTGACCTCATCGCCCTTGACTCCAATACCCATGCGTTGTGCTTGCACTTCGAGGCGGTGTGCCTTTTCATGCGGATACAAAGCCCGTGACATACCAAGCGTATCAAACCAAGCCAGTGGCTTTACGCCATACAGCCAGTCAAGTACCGCACCGTCAAACGCAGTGTTCTGTGCAACCACCATTGCATCAGACCAGTCGAACTCTTTTAGTATCCGTTCCACTTGCGGTTTGGGATACCAAGTTGTCGGGCCGTCGTCCACCTTGATTGCAATGCCAATTATCTCAAACTGAGGCGACCGCACATACTCCTCGGTAGGAATCTTGGTCAGGGAATACTCAGTTGAGTAGAAGCACTCAAGGTCAAGTGTTACGATTTTTGGCATATTGTTTGTCAAACTCTTCTCTGATTAGTTTTGTGGTTTGTTCAACCATACTTTGTGAGGTAACGGCACTACTTGACCCTTGCATAAGCGTCTTGCCTGTTCGTGGGTGTTGGCGCGTAGCTACGTTTAGTTCTTCCTGCGGGGACAATAAGTCGTGAAACACTTGAGCCTCAAACCTTGTACGTCGGGCTTCTTTGTACGCTTCAATCAACGCTGCTTTTTCTTCCGGCTCCAAGAACCACAAGCGGTGTACATGTCCGTCTTGGGTTTCCGTTAGCAAGTTGTCAAGCTTATCTAAAATGCTACTAAACTTCGGTATGCGCCCACGGTGGTCCGCATCCCCAAAAAAATCTTCGGGGTTGGTTTTAAGTCGTTCGATAATTACTTGTACTGATTGCATCATTTACAGTTCTCCTTTACAAATTCTTCCAGATGGACAAGGTTGGTCTCGTTTACCACCCATGCGTCACCACCGGACTCGATGATGTTTTTGAGGTTTTTTTCTTGCAGGGCAGTTGTCGTGCCCTTGCCTGCCTTGGCTTCAATAGCAAAGAACTTTCCGTTAAGACAACACAGGAAGTCAGGCACACCGCTATTGCCGTAGCCAGTGCCAATTGGCATAGCGTAGTAGATGTTGTGGGCTTTCAAGATTGCTTTGATCTTGGCTTTGACTTTAGATTCGGGTGTTGCTGCCATGTAGATTGGTACTCATAACTTGGTTGTAATCGAACCCCTCGTCGAGGCATTCACTAAGTAGCACATCTTCAGTCCCATGTTTGACAACGTTGTTGTTGTATGTGTACACGCTACGTGGGACACGTATTAGTCCTGCTACAAAGTCTTTACCTAACCGTGTAGTACGCCAGATGCCTGAGAACTTGGACTTGTGTGAGTCGTCTTTGCTCTTGCGTTCCACAAGGTTCCACCAGTGCAACGTAGCCAGTTGGTTAGATCGCACCAACCATTGAGGTCCAGTTATAGGAACGTTTACCCAACCGTCCTCATCGCCAGTTTGATGATGCAGCCACAACAATCCTTGCGCCATTGTTTTGTTAATGTTGCGGATATATATCTTACCCCATCGGTCACACACAGGGCAGTGCCCACCGTCACCGGCAATCGTGCGCCCCCAAGCGTCTCGCATTATCATTCTATTTTCCATTTGCAACCTCAATTAGTTTGGATAAGTAGTGTTGGGCTTTCTTCAAGTCCTCAATACCGTTTTTGTTTTTCCAACGGGATATGTACTTCACCACGTTACCTTCAAGATACCCAAGGTCGTTGGCAATGATGTAGTCCCATGGTTGTATGGTTTTGTCTTTGTAGTGTGACCCGCCAACTTGCGTGTCATCGGCTCTTTGAATCATTTGGTTTCTCCTGTAGTAGTGCGTCATAGTACTTCTTGGGCATCGGGGCTTTCTTGGTGATGATGGTACGTAGCCACTCGGCACCACCAAGCTGATTAAAAATAATCCACTGCCGATCAGACATCCTTATTTGTCTTCCTATTAGTGGCTCGGGAGGTTTTGCTCTCGGCATCTCTGGGTGACCTTTCGTGTTTGTTTGGTTGTCGTGCTTTTGTGTAAGTGCCAAATTGTTTGTAGCCTAGACCGGTCTCGCTTGCGATTGTTCCCAAACCTTTGGCACGAAAATAAACATCTTTGAGAAAGATGCTCGGGCGATCTACTAAACGCAAGTCATCCCAAGGGTTAAGTACGCGTGGGGGGTTGCCGTTCTTCAGAACAAAACACTCTCTGATGGGGTCGTATCGAATTAAGTCAAGTACTTTCATATGTTCAGTTCCTTAAGCTTGGCTTCATGTGCCGCCATAATGTCTGCAACGTATGGTTTATTAGCCATGCTAATTCCGTGACGCTCCTCTTTGGTCAGCCCTACCCATGTGCGCTGTGTATACAAAGGCAACACCTGACCAAGCGGTGTAAACAAAGGGCTGTCTTTGTCTGTGCTGACCATCCCGTTAGTTGGGTCGTACCATGCTATTGGTTTCATCTCGGTGCATCCTCATGGTTGTCAGGGTTGAACTTAGGGACTCGGTTGCCCTTGTCCTTGGGGTTTGGGAATGGGGGGAAGGGCCAAGTCACTTCTTAGTGCCCATGAACTCAATGTCAGGTTGTTCTTTGCGTAACTCTGCGTATTCCAACTGCACACGTTGGGCGTGTATTATCTTACCCGCAGTATTGTTAAGCTCGGCTGCAACTTTTACATCGACTGTGCCGTTCTTGAGTCCGTCATACAAAGCAGACAGTTCTGTTGTTAGTTCACTGATGTGTTTCATCTTTAATTTCCTTTAGTTTACGTTGGATTAACATTTGCATTCGTTTAGCTTCTATAAGCTCGGGAGTTAAAACCTTGCGTGGCACTTGTAGTAATACTGCTACGTACGAAGGGGTTAACTCTTTAGTCTGTCTAAGTGCCACCGCACGGGCACGTTCTCGACTGACTTCTATATCCTTGCGGTAGCTTGCGTGCCCCCACTCGGCTTTCTTTTTAAGTATCTCATCTCGTTTCGGCCCATTACGACGCGCTTTCGCAATGGCTTTTACTTTTTCTAAGTTCTGTTCTCTGTACCTCCTGTTTATTTCTTTTAGTAACTCTTTGTTATTTGCACGCCACTCAGCGTGTTTGGCTACCTTGGCTTCACGGTTTTCCCACCAATACTCCCGTCCTTTGGCGTTTATGACTTCTTTGTTAGCCTCTCGGTACGCTCGTTTTTTAGCCTTAAGTGTGTCTCCAAGACTTTCCCTATACGCTTTATTTACTGCTTTAATGCGTTCTAAGTTAGCTTCTCGGTACGCCTTGTGCCAAGCGGCTCGGGCAACTGGGTCCTTAATTGGCATTTGGTTATTCTCCTAATTCCTCAAAGATGTCGTTGAGTACGGTTTTGATTTGGCTGACCATCTCAGCTTTTGTATAAGGTGCGGACATAACCATCTTGATACTTGCCAACGCCTTATACATAGCTTGCCCCTTCAATGCGAACAGTAACGCATCCTCATCGTCGGGGTAGTCAAACTCCAGTATGGCTTTTGATTTCATTTACCCAAGCCACCGAAGTACAGGTGCAAACGACGATACAACTCATGCGCATCGTTAAGGCTAACTGTATCCATGATGATGTCGATGCTTGTACGAATAGGGGTGTGGTCGTGGTCAACCAACATGTTTATGCCCCCCATTGCCGTTGCAGCAGCCGTTAGTGCCTCTGTGCTAGGCTCAGTTGTCTTAGAAGTTATAACCTTATAACTTTTGACTTTCTTTACCTTAGCTTCTCGCTTAGCCATTGTCTTGGCAGACTTGATGGGTGTGTACGCTTTCCCATTAGGGCGTAGCAAACCATCGCTATCTTTATAAATATGCCCTTGGCGTAGCATTTGCCCAATCAGGGATGACACAGATGATTTCTTATGCCCCTGCTGTACAAGAACTCGGATTGCATCATTACGAGCGCAACCGGAGTTGTCTCGCACAAAGTTAAAGGTCGATAGCGTTACGTTGTTTGTAGGTTTGAACACGGTTGTTTCCTTAGGTTGTTCAGTTGTTTCTGGTTGTTCCCAAGCTTGCAATATCTTTTGCATTTCTGTGTGTAGATCAGGCATTGTCATCCTCAAATAAGTTAAGTTGTTTAGGGTCAGGCATCGTGCGTGATAAATCCTCCATGTCACGCAAGCGCATCTCCAACCTTTCAGATAAGACTTTGATTAACCCCGAGTGCCCATCGGCAACTCGGATTAGTTCCTCATCGGTCAAGTTGTCATAGTTCATCGAAGCT